GCGGTAGCCAGAATGAAAAACACATCCGAAGGTCGTGGAACACGCGACGAATACAGATACGACTCAGTCCGCTCTAGCGTAAGCTAATGAGCGAAATAGAAAACTTAGAGGGCAAAAAAATTGCTCTAGTAGGACTTGGCATATCACAAGTTGATTTTGCTATTGGTTTACAAAACGGCAGGGAGTGGGACGAGGTTTGGTGTGTCAACTCAGCTGCATCAACATATCCATGCGATAGAATATTTATGTTAGATCCTGCAAGCAGATTTTTTGATAGTAACGACGCTGGACATCAAACTTCTGTAATGTGTAGAGTTTTACAAGAAAATAATGCACCTGTATATACTTGCGAATTAGATCCAAGAATAAAAAACCCAATAATGTATCCGTTAGAAGATGTTTGCAACTCAACAAAGTGTGCCTATCTTAACAATACAGTAGCCTACGCTATCGCTTTTGCTTTGCATAATAAGGTTGGACAATTAGATTTATTTGGTATTGATTTTTCATATAAGGAAAACATGCACTTTGCAGAAGCTGGTAGAGCTTGCGTAGAGTTTTGGATCAGTAAATGTATGGCAGCTGACATTCTTATTGGTATTAGTGGCAGATCTACAGTTTTAGATTCAAACGTGCCAGCAACTGAAAAGCTATATGGTTTTCATAGATTAGATAAACCACTGGTCGCGATACCGCATGAGGGCAGATTTATTATTGGACCTTATGACGAAATTAATCAAGAATTAGAACAACATGGCTTAAAAATAAATGAGGATGTAGCTCCGCCAGAGCCGTACAAAGGGTGAGTGTAAAAAGCGATTTTGTATTAGGAAAAGTTGGCGTAACAACCACTGAAAACAAAGGTCATGATCCAGAATTTTGGGCGGCCCAGGCAACAAAGAAAATATGCGACTATTCTGAGTCAGCTCCAGAGCATATCAAACAGCAGGCTTTGGCTTTTCAAAATCAAGTTTATACTGTAATCTTACATAGTATTAAAAATGCAATAAAGTCGCAAAATACGACTTATGCAAATTTGTTAGAAAAACAAGGCCACAGCGACATGGCTAAAATATTAAAGGAGCTATAATGGCAATAACATCGGCAATATGCACAAGTTTTAAACAAGAGCTATTAGTTGGCACGCACAACTTTACAGCAACAAGTGGTAACTCTTTTAAGTTAGCTTTGTATTCAAGCTCGGCTACACTAGGAGCTGGCACCACAGCGTTTGTAACAACTGGTCAAGCTACAGGGACAAATTACTCTTCGGGTGGATCAGCACTAACAAACGTAACACCAGTGGCATCTGGTACAACTGCTGTTTGTGATTTTGCAGATTTAACTTTTAGTAATGCAACCGTAACAGCAAGAGGGTGTCTTATATATAACGACACAAATTCTGATAAGGCTGTAGCAGCAATAGATTTTGGCGGCGACAAAACATCTACAGCTGGAGATTTTACGATTGTTTTCCCAAGTGCTACAGCAACTGGTGCAATCATAAGATTAGCTTAATAGTAGCAATGTTTACATTAAATTATGCCGCTATCAAAACTAAATTTTAAACCTGGAATAAATAAGGAAGAAACCGATTACGCAAACGAAGGCGGTTGGGTTGACGGCGATAAAATTAGGTTCAGAAAAGGCCGCGTAGAAAAAATAGGTGGATGGGAAAAACTTTCATCTGATACTATTGTTGGATCTGTAAGAGGATTACATTCTTGGATTTCTTTAGGCGGTAGCAAATATCTTGGCTTAGGAACTACAAATAAATACTACATAGAAGAGGGTAATGCCTACAACGACATCACACCCATAAGAAAAACCACTACAAATGCAGCAACTTTTGCAGCAACAAACGGATCCTCTACACTTACAGTTACAGATGCCAGCCATGGCGCAGTAAATGGTGATTTTGTAACTTTTTCAAGTGCTGTTAGTTTAGGCGGTAATGTTATAGCTGCGGTGTTAAACCAAGAATATCAAATAAATTTAGTTACAGGAACTAACACTTATGAAATTACAGCTAAAGACACCAGCGGATCTACGGTTACAGCAAATTCAAGTGACTCTGGTAATGGTGGATCTGCAACAGACGCAGTGTATCAAATTAATTCTGGACTAGATTTTTATGTACAATCCACAGGTTGGGGTATTGGCACTTGGGGTGCAGGCGGATGGGGTTCGTCAACCGCGCTTTCGGCCTCAAATCAGCTACGCTTGTGGACACATGATAATTATGGTGAAGATTTAATTATCAACCCTAGAGGTGGTGGTATTTACAGGTGGGTTGAAAATGATGGTTTATCAACAAGAGCAGCAGAACTAGCCACTACAAGTGGTGCTAATTTAGTGCCAACACAAGGATTACAAGTTATTACATCTGAAACCGATAGACATTTAATTGTGTTAGGAGCAGATCCTCTTAATGATGCTGGAACAGCAAGAACAGGAACTATAGATCCAATGCTTGTTGCATTTAGTGATCAAGAAAACCCATTGCAATTTGAGCCGTTATCAACAAATACAGCTGGCTCATTAAGATTATCTTCTGGCTCTTCTATAGTAGGAGGCCTTAAAGCCAGGCAAGAAGTTTTAATATGGACAGATACATCTTTGTATTCAATGAATTTTATTGGCCCACCATTAACCTTCGCAATTAATTTAATTAATGAGGGCGCTGGCCTTATCGGTCCTAAAGCTATTTGTAATTCACCAAAAGGTGTTTATTACATGTCCAAAAGCGGTTTTTACTTTTATAACGGATCGGTACAACAAATACCTTGCAGCGTGCAAGATTATGTTTTTTCAGATCTTGACGAGTCACAGGCCTATAAGTGTTTTGCAGGCCTTAACGAAGAATTTTCCGAAGTATGGTTTTTTTACCCTTCGCTTGCAGACGACACTAGAGAAATTTCAAGATATGTTATTTACAACTATGAAGAAGGTACCTGGAGTATAGGATCTTTAGAAAGATACAGCTGGCTTGCTGCTGGTGTATTAGATAGGCCTTTAGCAGCTGGTGAGTCTAATTCAACACAATATATATACGAACACGAAAAAGGTTTTAACAACGATGAAAGCGCTATGGATGGTGTTTTTATAGAATCTGCTGATATAGATATTGCAGATGGCGACAGGTATGTTTTTCTAAAAAGAATTTTACCAGACATATTGTTTGTAAATGATACAGGCACTAGCCAGAGTCCAGCTATAAATGTTGTGGTTAAAAGACGTGATTTTAACAATCAAACTTTATCAACCGACTCAACTACACAAATAACAACTAGCACAACTTTTGGTTCATTAAGATCCAGAGCGAGACAGTTTGTTCTACGGTTTGAGTCTGATGATGATAACACTGATGCTGATCAAAAAAATTACAAGTGGAGGCTTGGTAGTACAAGAGTAGAGATTCAACCATCTGGACGTAGATAATGAGCAAATTATTACCTACACAACTACCTTTTGCTGTCGGTGATACCGTTTCAGCTGATACTTTCAATCGTTTGGTTAGGATTTTAGAAATTAACCTAGGATCTGTTGATCCAGACGCAATAAAATCCTATAACTCCACAGACCTTAGCGAATTGCAATTTGCTACAGGAGCTATTATATTTAACACAACGACAGAGGTTCACCAAGCCTTTGATGGTACAGAGTTTAGAAACCTGTACGAACATCAAACTTACTTGACTGGACTTTCTGCAACAACAAGTATAGGAGCAGTGACAGTAAGTACACCATGATAAGCGAACAACTACAAAATAGAATAGCAATGCTGACTGGCGACATGGCATCACAAGCAAACAAAGGAGCCATTTCAAACAGAGAAATGGATATGTTTATGAAAACAATGCCGTCACCTGCGGTAGAGGCACCAACAAATCCAAGAGATTTAATTCAAAATCTACCTGCTCCAGCAATGCCGACAGCTGAGGATCCGCGAGATTTAATACAAAATTTGCCTTTTAGACCTGGTGCAATCTCTGACAGAGAAATGGAGCTGTTTAATCAAACACAAAACACATCTGAACAAGAAATAGATATGATGGTCGATGAAGTGTCACAAGACATGACCGACGAAGAAAAACAAATACTTGAAGCTATGCTTGAGCGCGGTCTTGCAATACAAGAATCACCTTTAGCAGCTGAGGTTAATCAAATTAAACAATACGGTGAAGGCGGAGATACTGAGCTTGCACATTTACAACCTGGTGAAATGGTTATACCACCAGAGTTTTTAGAAGACTCAAAGTTTGAATCAGTATTAGCGAAAAAGTTTGATGAATTTGATATTAATCCAGAACAAGCAATTGTAGGTTCTGGTATTGCGAGTTTAAACCCAGTAACTGGCTTAGAGCAGTTTTTCTTTAAGAAAATTGGTAAAGCACTAAAAAAGGTTGTTAAAAAGATAGCGCCTGTAGCTGGACCGCTAGCTAACTTTATTCCAGGAGTCGGCCCAGTATTAGCTGGAGCAATCGGAGCTGCAACCAATGTAGCAGCAGGTAAAGGACTTAAAGGCGCAGTATCTGGAGCACTCGGCGGTTATGGTGCTGGTAAATTATTCAGTGGGGTGGGCAGTTTAGGTACAGTCGGCGGCAAAACAGTAGGAGCTGGTAACTTTGGTGGCCTTGGTGGATTAGATAAGTTTAGAGCTTTAGGCAGCGGTTTAAAATCTGGCAACTTAGCAAGTACATTCTTCAACCCAGCTACTGGTGATAAAGGTATATTTGGTGGCAGTATTGGTCCATCAATAAGAAAAGGTATCGGTAGCTTTACTGGTTTTGGTCAAACACCAGGACAACAAACTTACGATACAGGTGAGGTGATAGGAACTTTAGACGGTCAGCCAGTAACAAGAGCAGATATTAAAAAAATGAGCTTAGATCAAATAGAAAACATGCAAATGACACAAGCTGCTGTCAACGATAAAACCTTAATGCAAAAACTAAGTGCTATGTTCTTAC